TTCCGCCACCCTCGCGAATGTCACGCTGGCAGGCAACGGCTCTCTCTCCGTCACGCTCGCCAATGCCACGCTAGCGGGCAACGGCTCGCTCTCCGTCACCCTCGCCAATGCCACGCTATCGGCGACACCGCGTGCGCCCGTGGCGGTCGTCCATCACGCGTCAACTGTGGCGATGTTCGCGGCGCAGACGGGGGTGCCTGTAGTGCCCTCGCCTCAGCACGCGTCACGCGTGAGTCTGTTACCGGCTGCCACGTCCCAAATATCGCACCTGTAGCAAGGAACCGACGCCATGAGCACTGAAGAGAAGCCGACGATTCAACTTCCTGCGGTCCCAGATTGGGCAATCGAGTTAGCGAAATCCGTCAAGTCCGGGTTCAAAGAGACCAACGCAAACATCGAGCTCGTCGCAACCGACCTCACGATCGTCAAAGAACGCGTTGCTGTCCTAGAAAAAAGCCACGCCGCACTCGACGAGCGCATCGGGCGCACGAGCAATCGCGCGCGGCAGGCCTCCGAGAGCGACCTCGAGCACGAGGCGGCGCTGGCCACCGAGGTCGCTCGCCGGCAGGAGCTAGAGCGGAAACTGGAGGCCACGCACGCGACGGTCATTGCGATCGAAACCAAGACCGATATTCAGACGGAAATGATGCGCGCCGCGTTCGCTTCCGTCGCCGCATTCGCCAACACGCCGAGAGTCAAGATCGCTGGCGGCATCATATTCGGCATTCTCTGCGGCTGGGCCGCACGCTACGGCATTCACATCCCGCTAACCCCATAAGGCACACCATGTTCATCACGTCGAGATCTGCTGAAACCATCGTCGTCATCGCGCTCAGCGCTACATTCATGGCCGCCCTCGCCCACTGCCAGCAAGGCTGCCTACCGGCGGGCACGGCCAAGCCGGCCGCGTACGAAGCCGAACTTGTGATGTGCAGCGAGAAAGCGCGCTCACTCTGCGAGAGTGTCACCTGCGAGAACGAGGTACGCACCCGCTACGTCCGCCCCATGCGCCCGATGCCTGCAACCTGTCTCGATGGAGGTGTGAAATGAGCTCACCCAACCCGCTCGACGTCATCAGCGCGTTGCCAGATAGCGTCCTCGGCGCCATGCCCCCCGCCGTCCTCTCGGCGAGCCTCGCCCTGATGCGACTCGCCTGGGACGCATCGCAGGCCAACGGCGACAGGCAACGAGTTGAGGACGCCCTGATGACCGCCTCAGAGGGCCTGAAGGCCGCCCTCGACGCGCACCGGTTCGGCGCATGACTACCGAGCGCCCAGCGCTAAACCAAGCCGGGCGCATCGACGGCATCGACGTGTCTGCCATCCAAGGCCGCGTGGATTGGGAGCGCGTCGCGTCAGCCGGCTTTCGCTGGGCGGCGGCGAAGGCCAGCGAGGGCGTCAGCTACTGCGATCCGCGCGTCGAGGCGAACATCGCAGGCGCCAGCGCGGCGGGCCTACGCACACTTGTGTACGCGTTCGCGAGGCCGTCGCAGGGCAACCCGCGGGAGCAGGCCAAACGCCTCGCAGAGTGCACGCACGGCGCCGCGATGCGCACCGTGCTCGACCTGGAATCCTCGCCGGCCGACTGGACCCCGCAGCGCATCGTCGACTTCGGCGACGCGTTCGCGGACGGCCTGCAGGCGGAGAGTGGCCTACTGCCCGTGGTGTACAGCTACGTCGCGTTCCTACTGCCGCTCGGACGTGCGCTCATGAACTCGCGACTCGCCCGGTGCCCGGTGTGGCTCGCGCAGTACCGCTCGACGTCGGCGCCATGGGCCCCCGTCGCTGTTCAGCAGCCCGTGGTGCCGATGCCGTGGGGGAACTGGACGATGTGGCAGTACAGCGGGAATGGCGGCTACCGTGTGCCCGGCGTTGCGGTGGATTGCGATCGCAATTTGTTTCGCGGCGACGAGGACGCGTTCCGGGCGTTTTTCGTCGGCGACGTGCCGACGCTGCCGGAGCTACCCGCGGCCGACAGTGAGCCCCCCGTCGTCATCGAGGGCGGCACGGTGCACGTCGGGAGTTACGGCGACGGCAACGAGTGAGCGGCGAGCACGAGCGCCTCGACCGTCGCACTGCGGCTCTCGCCACGTGCCTCCGCCAGTTCGTCGAGTCGAGCGCGTGCGGCATCCGACAGTGTGAGGGCGACCGGCTTGCGCCGCCGAGCGTCGCGCGGCGTGCTGTACCAGTCGGACCGTCGCGGGTTGCCGCTCACCCGTCGAGATCCATCGCCGCCAGCGCGGCCTTCGCTGCTCCCAATGTGGGATACACGGTCACGGCGCCAGACACGCAGGCGTCAGGCGAACGCCCGAACGTCGCCCTCGCCCCCGTCGTCTCGCGAGCCTCGCGAGACATTGGGGCTTCGAACTGCCCCGCTGTCCGCTCGCGTGCCAGGATGTACCCGCCACCAACCTCATACACGGCGAGCGCGCTCATGATGCCACCGCCACGAAAACCGTTTTGCTGTCGTTGTTCATAGAGAGAGCCTAGCACTGTCACGACAGTGCGCAAGGGGCTCATGTCGATTTCTCGAAACGCCCCCGAATCGCCTCCGCCATGCCGAGGAGAGTTTGAGGGCTACCGTCTTCTTCTTTCTCACCTAACCCCCGCCTTTCGCAACGCCGCGTCTAGTTGGCAGTCGCCTGCGTGACCGTCTGACCTATCCCCCACGCACATGGGGCACACGGGGCCATCCCACGAGCCGCAGTAGACTCCCCACTCCACCGCAAGCAACGCCCGCACGAGGTCCGGCGCGGCTGCGGCGAGGATGGCGCGCGCACCGATGCGCTCCTCAGATCCGTATGGGTGCCACGTCTGCGTGATGTGACAGTCGTCCGACTTCTCTGCGCACAGCAGATCGCCGTCATCGGCTCGCCACTCCTCGTCCCACGGATGCCGGGCGTCGCGGTTGTCAGGCAGCAGGGGCACCGCGGGTCCGGTCGCGCGAACAACGGTCACGCCCGAATTCGAAGCGCGCGCGGTCTTGGCTGCCTCTTCGGCTGCGGCCAGCGATACAAAATGCGCCGCGCGGTCCTCTGTGCGTACCCATTCGTATGCGCCTAGATAGCGGTTTGTCGTGCCCCGCACGACAAACCACCGAGCGTCATCGCAATCGCTCACAACAGCCTCCATCCGAGTTTGACCGCCTCGGCATCCGCGAGCGCCGTCCCCGTCGAGCGCCGCACCATGTCGGAGTAATCGGCAAGCGCGCGCATGTGAGCGTCTGCCGAATCGAGCATCTCCTCCATCTCCCGCAGGCGCTCGCGCATCGAACGGAGTCGGCGTCGAATGTCGGCCGCTTCGTACGTTGCCGTCACGATGCCGCCCAACACATGCGCGGCCTCGTTCGCATCTCGCCACGAGTCGCCGGAGATGTGCGCCGTGATGCTGCCAGCTCGAAGCGTCACGCTGTCGTCCTCGTGGGACTCGATCGTGATGTCGTTCATGTTGCCCCTTAGCCTCATGGTTCACCCGGACCCGGACCCGTACCCGTACCCGTACCCGTCCCCGTCCCCGTACCCGTACCCGTACCCGGACCCGGACCCGTACCCGGACCCGTACCCGTACCCGTACCCGTACCCGTACCCGTCCCCGTCCCCGTCCCCGTACCCGGACCCGTACCCGGACCCGTCCCCGTACCCGGACCCGTACCCGTCCCCGTCCCCGTACCCGTACCCGTACCCGGACCCGGACCCGTACCCGGACCCGTCGATCACGGCGCCCATTTCGCAGCCTCGAACGTGGCCACCGCTGCCGCAGTGCACGGCAAGATCTCGATAACGCCCAGGACCACGTGCCCGTCAACCGGCGTTGCGACTCTCGATTTGCTTGAATCGAGGCCCGTGGTTGCCAGCTCGCTGCACGTGTTCGCTCCGTACCAGCGCCAGATACGCCGGCTCGAATCAAGCACAGCCTCGCTGCCATCGCGAGAGCGAACCTTCGCAAAATGCACGCCCGCGTTTTGCGTGCGGATGATGAAATACTGCTCTGCCGTCTTCTTCTTCGTTGCCATATCGATTCTCCCTTTCAAGCCGCCCGACGCTTCGCGCCAGGCTTGGTTACTCGCAGCCCGCTCGACTCCGTCGCGTCGTACGTCAGGCCCTCAATCTGCTCCGCCGTTGCGCCTAGCTGGCGCAGTAGCGAGAGTGCGCTCTCCTTCGAAAACCTCGGCATGGTTCGCGTACCCTCGCGCAGCACGCTGCCATCGTCCAGTTGCCAGCCTTCGGGCGGACATGACGCCTTGACGGCGTCCTTCACGGCCTTTGCTGCGGCCTCGACGAGCTTCGCATGCTCGAGCAACCACACCGCGTGCTCGGGCGAGCGGATCTCAATCTCCCACCGGTGCCGCACAAGGCTCGCCGCGGGGATGATGCTGTCGACGATGATGCCGCGTCCCGCTGGGCACGTCGCTCGTGCGGGGCAGTACAGCTCGCCGCAATGCGCCCCAGGCTTCGGCGCCGCATCGGGCACCGACGCCAGCGCCTCCGCGAGCTCGCCCGCGTGAGCGTCCAGCGCGAACGCGTCCAGCGTCTCGCGGCACACGTGGCGCACGCCTTCCGCGCTCACCTCGAGGGCTTCCACGGTCACGCTCTCGAGGCCTTCGACGCGAGACAGCATCAGGGCCAGCGTGCGAAGCTGCGCCTGCGACTTGCTCCCGTCGCCGCTCTTCCAGTCGCCCACATACCCCGTGCGAGTCATGCGGCTCACGGCAACAAGGTCGGCGGTGCCCCATAGCCGGCCGTCCTGCGGGTAGTCGCGCTCGCCCTTCAGCTCGACGCGCTCCGCCGTGTCGCTCGCGACGTCGTAAGCGAAGGCCACCTCAGGCGCGAGCGCCTCGCGGCCGAAGGAGTCGACCCACGCTTGCGCCACCTCGCAGAGCGGCATGATGTCCTCGGCAACCGCGTGGGTCCAAGTGCCGGTCCCCACGTAGCTTGCGATCGCACGGTGGAAGCGCGTGCCACGGTCCGCCGCTGCCGACGTGGTTGCGATCCACTCGGCGTCGTCGCGAGCGACGTACTGGCACTCGAAGAGCAGGCCTACTTTGCTGGCGGTGATTCTCATTCGTCCCCCGAAGACGCCAGGGCCTCGGCTTCAGCCTCGTCCGCGGCGTACCCGCTCGGGTCGACGTCGACCATCCTTGGCTCGCTTGCCGGCGGTTTCGGCGCTCCGATCTCAAGACGGCGCTCGGCTCCGAGTTTCTTGACGGCCGCGAGCTCTCCGTCGCTCAGCACATCGGCCCGCACGAGCCGCGCGGCGTCCTTTGCGCACGCATTCAACTGCGCCACCGTCGACGCGCTCGCGATGCGGGTCTTGAGCTCCTCAAAGTCGCCGACCACCGATGGGCGCGCAGGCAACGCGGGCGCGCTCTGCACGACGGCGAAGGCGCGAGGCGGCACAACGTTGTCGGCCTGCCCCATCTCCTCGGGGGTGTAGAGTTTGGCGAGCACCGCGGGGAACGCCTTCCGTAGCGCTAGAGACTCGGCGCACTTCGCAAGCTGGTTGTGCGGCATCTGCGTCCAGAACCGCGTGGGGTTGCCGTCGCGGGTCGTCTGCACGTACTCGGACCACCGAGCTACGCCGACCATGGGGCGCGGCCAGTCCTTGCGCCACACGCGGACGCGCGCGAGCATGAGGTCGCCGTTCGTGGCGTACTCGTATTCGGGCTCATCCTGGCCGGCGTAGTTTCCTGTCTGCTCGGCCTTGATTCGCAGCGAGTCGATCGCAACCTGAACGGCCCACTTCTGACGCTTCGTTTGCGAGTCGTACCGCTGGACGAAATAACACTCGCCGAGCACGGGGTTTAGGCCACGCTCCTCGGCGATTGCGATCAGGGCAACGGCTTCCGCCTGGCTCGCGCCACCGCAACACGTCTCGAGGATGACGCGCTTTTGCTCGTCGCTGAACTTGACCGATGTGTCAGCTCGCTGCGACGTCATCATGGCGCCCGCAATTCCGTGCGCGTGACCGTTGCCGTTTGCTACTGCGCTCATGATGCTCCCATCTCCCTGTCTGTCATCACCGGAATCAACTCGTCAACGCTGACGTCGTAGGCGTCAGCAATCCAAACGAGATAGTGAAGCGGACATTTGCTTGTACCATCTTCGATATTCTGGAGGTGGCTTTGGCTGCACTTTGTTGCGCGCGCGAACTGCTCTTTCGTGAGCTTGCGATCCATTCTGAACTGCCGAATGCGTCCGCCTACCGCGCGATACAGGAAAACTGCCGCCTCCTTCGTCACGATCTGTTTCATGATGCCCTCGCCTTCGCGACACGCATCCGGATACCCGACGCTGGCGGGGGCCCCGCAGCCCTATGTTTGTAGCCGTAAAGCGTGCCAGTCGAATCCTCGACGCGGTCCGCTTCGGGTAGCACGCGGAGGAGCATCTGCGCGTCCTCGAGGTTCTCGGCGCGAGCTACGACGCGGCCGCTTTTTGAAAGAACGTGAAATCGAAACGTATCGGCTACTGTCGTCATTGGTCTCCCTCTCTCTCGGTGTCAGCTTCAGCCTCAAATCCAGACACAAGTGCGATTAGCTCGCGTATCTCGCGCAGCTCGGCGGCTACCCCTTTCGCGAGGTGAGCCTTGGCGTCACGTTCCACTTCGGCGATCTCTCTGTTGGCGGCAGGGAGCGCCGGGGGCACCTCCGCGCTGACGATCCGATTCATTCGGTGGATGAGTGCAGCAATGCGAGCCTCGACGAACGGGTGCGCCTCAGGCCTCATCACTCACCTCCTGCGGCACGCCGCGGTCGTCGTACTTGTCTCGCAGCTCCTCACGCCGCTCATCCTCCGCGGTCCACGGCGGGAGCTCGTCGGCGTCGTCGGCGTCGTCGGTCGCGTGCACCGCGTCGTAGCGGCGAGCCCACGCAATGGCCTGCTCTGCCGCGTCGCAGGCGTAGAGAACCATGGCGGCGCGTATCTCGTCCGCAGGCTCGCCACGTTGAGCCATGCCCATCGCGAGGTTCACAAGGCTCGCAGGCGCGCTCATGCGAGCACCCACGCCGCTTCATCAGGGTGCGCCGTTGCGCACGGGCGTCGCTGGCCATCGTAGACAATGGCCTCGGGCGATCGGGGGGCGGCGCACATCGCAACAAGCCGCGACGCGAACGCCACGGGCTCCTCGCCATCCGCGTCGATGCGGTAGAAAAGCGGATCCTCCACGATCGCCAACGGGGCGACGGGCGTGGTGTCAGGGAAGAGCCAATCGCTGTCAGAGTCGTTTGCCGCGGCGTCAACCATGAACGCCATAGTAGTCGTTCACGCGTACGCGTCAAGGGGTACTGGCGTACGACGCTGCGTGGTACGGCGTAACGTCCTGTTTCACCAAAGAAAAACGCCCGAAAGATTTCTCTCTCGGGCGCTCAACGGGTGCAGAAGCGAGGCGTCAGGGCGTCATTGGCGGTCGAGCGTGACGTCGTAGGTGCTCGTGCAAAGAGTCCGCCCTGCCGAATTGTGAGCAGTGAGTTGCTCGGTTGCGGTGCCGTGGGTCGCGGCAGTGTTCCATTTGGAGTGCCCGCTGCTCACCACGTCCCCGCCTTTTACGGCGCCATCGGTGGGGCACGTGGAGTCATACGTCACCTCGCAGTTGTCGGCCGTGTACGAGATGTTGCCCTTGCATGGCGGGTCGATCGCCGTCGGTTGGCTCTGGGCGTTAGAAACCTGCTCGGGCATGGGCCCGCAGTTGCCCTGCCGCTCCACATATCTCGCGATGTAGCTACCCCCACGCTGGGCGCACTGGCCATGCCCTGAGCCCACTGGATCGCCCGCGGGCGCAGCGCTCGCGCATGCCCAAAGCGTCGCAATCATCGGCACAAGAACCGCCTTCAATATCGTCATGTTTTCCGCCCTTTCTCCATCAATCGCTCGAGTCCGTCCAGTTTCGTCGTCCACTCTGGGGCCGCGAAATCGGTGAGACCGAAATAGCCCGCCTTCGCTGCCGCAACCGTCCAGGCCGACCAGTGCTTGGACGCGGCGTGAAACTGGATGCAGATGTCGAGATTTGGAAACGCCGACGGCCCGCCATGCAGATCACGGGTTGCCTGTCGCTCTGGTGTGGAGGGGAATGACCCGATGAGCTCCTCCAGATCTTTGCCGTCCAGGGTTGCGATCTCCGTCGCGATCTTGAGTCCTGGTCGGTACGTGCCCCGAAGCAGGTTGCTTACGCTTTGTTGAGAGACCCCAAGCGCCAGCGCCATCTGGCGTTGCGTTTGGCCCTCGGCTTCGAATTTGTATTTCCAAACGCGCTTCGCTGCCGTTCGGATCTCCTCGTACTGCTCTTCGGTGAAAATCGGTTTCGCTGACATTTGCCGCAGGATCTCACGCACCATCCGCACAATCAACCGTACGCGGTTGCGAACCACGCGCGTACGCGTTATGGTGTGCGCATGCGTACCAACAACGGACGAGAACGACTGCGACGGTGGCTAACAGCCGAGGGGCATACCCAGGCGAGCTTCGCGGCACTGACGGGAACGGTGCAGACAAACGTGAGCGCGTGGCTTCGCGGTCGGCTGCCCGGCCTCGATCACGCGATCGCAATCTACGAGGCAACGGGGATCCCAATCGAGACCTGGGCAAGCCGGAGCAGAGGGGCACGTCAGTGATGATGATGACGGCTTCGATGAAGCGCAACCACTGCGCGCGCAGTTGTGACGCGGCGTTCAGTCGCAACACATGTATAGTACACGTAACATCACGGGGGCTTAGATGAGCGCATTGATTCTTTTCGAAGGCTGGGAACTGGACGCCTCGACGCCCGAGGTGCCGCGTGTGCGCGACCTCGACGTGGCTACCCGCGGTGGCATGCGCCGACCTCGCGACATCCGGCAACTCATCGAGCGGAACCGCAAGGAGCTCGAGATGTACGGGCCTTTGGAGGTTTGCGGTGTGGCACCGCAAACCTCGGGAGGCCGACCGGGCCATGAATATTGGCTGACCGCAGATCAGACGGCCGCGATCATCGGCTTCATGCGAACGCCGTTCGCGTCGGCATTCCGCGTCACCCTCACCAAGCTCTTTGTCGCCTACCATGCCAAGCGCATGCCCGGCGTCGAGTCGGCCCCCATCCAAGCCCGCATCGGGGACGACACGCGCGCCGCCGACTTCCTGCGCGCCACGTGCCGCATGGCGGCGAAGCTCTCGGGTCGCAGCGTGCAGAGCATCCAAGGCGAGCTACGCAAGCCATGGGGCGTCGCGAGCGTGTACCGCATCGCGCTGTCGTCGCTGTCGCACACGATGGCGCGGGCGCAGGAGATCGCAGACGACGCGCTTCGTCACCGTCGCCTGCCCGCGTACAAGCGCCAGGGCGAACTTCCTTTCAGCAAGCCGAATTGACGACCATGAGCGCATCACCCTCGCCTTGCCGTTTGCTCTCTCGTGATGAGGCCGCCGAGTATCTCGGCGTCGGCCTGTCGACGTTCAAGACCCACGTGATGCGGGTGGGCGACCACCGTGCTGACCCTTCCCGTGTTCCGGCCGTTCGCATCGGTGCCCGCGTGATGTTCGCAAGAGAGGATCTCGACGCATGGGTCGACCGGCAGAGGGGTGGGGCGTCCGCTGGAAACGCGGTTGGGCCTACGCCCGATTCACGTGGCAAGGCACCAATTTCTGTATTGCTCTCCGGACGCGGGACCGCCGAGAGGCTCAGGAAGCCGCCGCGCGTACCTACGCCGATGTCATCTCCGGTCGGCTCCGCCCAGCCGAGCGCCACGACGGGAAGCTCTACGACCTAGCCGAGCTGCTCGACGCTTGGCTCGAGTCGAAACGCACGAGCATCGACGTGGCGTTCTTCCCAACCCTTGAAGGATACGCGCGGCGCTACGTCGCCACGTTCAAGTCGCTCGACCGGATCACCGAGGCGAACGCATCAACCTTCGGCCTCGCACGGCTCGGCCAAGGCGTGCGCTCAACCGTCCTTCGCGAACTGTCCTACCTGCGCCAGTTCCTGGCGTGGTGCACACTTCACGGTGCGCTCACGAGGACGCCGGTCGTCCCTCGCCTGCCCCCCAAGGCGAAGGGCACGCGAACCGGCACACAGCGAAAGAAAGCCGTCCACATCACGCCAGCGGAAGCGGCGGCGATCATCGCCCTCCTTCCGGAGGAGTCCAAGACCATCGATGGGCGCACGTGGCCCATCCGAGCGCGCTTCGCGTTCATGTGGGAGACGGGGCTTCGCCCCGCAACCTTGTCAGCCCTCAGCGTGCCGGGTCATTGGCGCCCCGGGGCAAAGCACCTCGACATTCCCGACGAGGACGACAAGGCCCGCTTCGGTAGGGAGGTCGACCTGACACCGGAGGCCATCGCCATTCTTCGCGCTGTCGCCCCAGGTGCCGGGTTGATCTTCGGCGGGCACGTCTTCTCGAAGGCTCTCAAGGCGGCCGCCACGGCCGTCCTAGGTCCCCTCCGAGGCAAGAGTTTCGCCCCCTACGACTTCCGGCACGGACGGGCGAAAGACCTTCTTGACCACGGCGCCCCCATCCGAGGCGTGTCCTTCGTCCTCGGCCACAAGCGCGTCAGCACGACGGACAAATACCTAGCTCCCGATCGAGCGGCGGGAAGGGAGGCCCTGGCCGCTCTTGAGAACGATCCGCGGACCATTCACGGACCCGAGACAATTCTTTCTTCCGAGGGAGAGACAAAGTGACTAAAAACTGGGGTGACCGACGGGGCTTGAACCCGCGACAGCTGGATCCACAATCCCACGATACGCCTAAAGTATCAAGCACTTACGAAATCCACTGGCCGTTTCCGGCCGAGCAAAGTCGCGTAGTTACGAGAGTGCTTGGACCGGGTCCAGGAATCGAGGGCCGGCCATGAACCCGCTTCCCTCGCACCTGGCCCTTCTGGCCCGCCTTGGAGACGAGGCCCGCTACCGCGTCGCTGAGCGGGCGGCGTTGATCTTCTACGGCTCGCCGCCAGACCGGGGCATGACCTGGCCGAAGGCCGACGAGCTGGCCTACCTGCAAGAGGCTCATGCCCAGCGCTCGCTGACGGGGGTGACGTGATGGTCCCCCAGCGTTGCTCGAGGTGCCTCGCCGTGGGGCACAAGGCGCCGACGTGTGGCGGCAACCTGGCCCCGCCTGACAGCGGGCTGACGTGCACGTGTCGCACGCGGAGGGCGGGCACGCCAGAGGCCCGGCCGTGCGTCTGGCACCGGCAGTACCGGCGCGCCAAGCGTGACAAAACAGGGGGGCTCGCCCTGACAAACAGGGGGGTTCCGGTGCCGCAGCTTGGCACCCCTCAGGGGTACGCCCGCGAGGGACAATGCGGGGCCGACCTAGGCACCGGCATGCAGTGCACGTGCTCGCCGGGGCATGCCGGCGTCCACCAGGGCAGGTACCCGCTCGACGTCGAGGCCAGCGAGGCCATCGCGGCGCGTCACCGGAAAGGGGCGCGCTGATGGACTGGGAGAACGAGCGGTGGATCAAGATCTACACGCGCGACACCGGCGGTTGGTTGAACCTCTCGTGGCAAGCTCGTGGCCTCGCACTCGAGATCAGCCGCAAGGTCGACGCGGCCGGCCGCCTGCCCCTTGGGAAGCGTGGCCTTCAGTCGCTCGCCGGTGTCCTCCGAGGCCGATGGGACGACATGGAACCGTTCATCGCCGAGCTCATGGCGGACGATCGATTCGTCCTCCTGAGCGACAACGTGTTGCTCGACCCTGAGCACGAAGGCCGACAGGCGGCGCGAGCGTCGTCGGCCGTGCGGAAGAAGGTCCAGCGCGAGCGCGCAGCGACGTCACGCGATGTCACGCGGAGTCACGCGACGTCACGCGCGACCACATTGCCCGACACTGAACGCGACAACAGTGCAAAGGGGAAACCTGAACAAAATCGCGAGGCCGTGTCACGCGATGTCACGCGGAGTCACGCGACGTCACGCGACGTCACGATCAGAGTAGAAGAGATCAGAAGAGAAGAGACAAGAGAAGACCCCCCTATACCCCCCGAGGGGGTGACACCCACGCCGGTCCTCCGGGTGGTCGGTCCCGACGGCGACTGCGGCATGCTGTTCTCGAGTTGGACCGACGGCATCCGGGAGGCGACCGGTATCCCGCAGTCGGGCCTGTCGCCGTCCGACCGCCGCGAGCTGGTCAACATCGCGAACACCCACGCCGGTGGCGTGACCGGTCAGGCGTTGCTGGACTGGGTTCGCTCGACGGCCATCGCGTTCGCCAAGGTTCACGACCCGACGTTCGGCGGCTTCGTGCCGCTCCAGGCTCGCAAGTGGCTCGACGGCGGCAAGCGCTCGGCGACGCGAATCAAGGCCAGCCAAATCGTCCAGTCCGCCGAGGGGCGTTGCTGGGATGATCAGGGGGGCTTCTGATGTCACTCGACGTTTTCAGCATCGGCCCCGAGCCCACGTGGCTCTCGTGCTCGGGTTGCGGCATCCAGACATCGCGGTCGCCGTGCTGGGACTGCACACAAGCCTCGGAGGCCAGACACGACGCGGCACGTGAGCGAACGCGGTCCCTCGGGACCATCCCGGCTCGCTTCGCCTGGGCGTCGCTCAAAGCTCCCGAGCTCGCCGAGCGCTGCGACGCCCGGAACTACCTCGCGCTTGCCAAGCGGGTGCTCGCGGGACACGGCGCCGTGTTCGCTGGCAAGTCCGGCTCGGGCAAGACTTCGTTGGCCGTGGCGTGCCTCCGGGAACGCATGCCGCGAGCGATGTACGTCTCGGCGTTGCGGCTCTCGACGGCTCGCATCCAGAGCAAGGCGGGCGACGGCGAAGCGGGACTCGTCGCGGAAGCCATCGCGGCGCCGCTCCTGCTCGTCGACGAGGTTGGCGGCGAAAGCAAGACGTCGACGTCGGCGGTCCGTGACGTCGTGTTCGAGCGGCACGATGCGGGCAAGCCGACATGGATCACGACGGGCTTCACGTCGGCGGAGCTCGCGGCGATGTACGGCGATGGATTTCTCCGCCGCGTGGTCGACGGCGCGACGCTGATTCGACTCGGGCCGGCGGAGGTGAAGTCGTGATCATCCGCCGCCACCGAGGCACGGTGACCATCGAGTTGCCAATCAAGACCGTGAATCCAAACAACGGCCAGCTTGGGTTCAGCAAGGGCGCCGCGATGGGCCGTGCTCGCAAGCGGGCGCAGAACCGCGCCACGGTCTGCCTCGCCGTGAGGTCCGCCCTTGGCCTGACCATGTCGCTGCCGGTGGTCGTCACGCTCACGCGTATCGCCCCGTCGAGCGGCCTCGACGAACACGACGGCCTCCGCGCCGCGCTGAAAAGCATCGCCGACGGAGTGACCGACGCGCTTGTGCTGAAAAGCGACCGTGACCCGCTCGTGACCTGGCGCTACGACCAACGACGGGGGCCTGCCGGGCACTACGCCGTCGAGATTGCGGTGTGCCCGCGCCAGGATGACCGCAGAGCGCCTCCCGCGCCTCCGAGCGGTCCGATGGTAGCCGGGGAGTGAAACGCGTTCCTGGGGCAACCTGGGGGCATTGGGTTGGATAGGTGGGATGATGTGATACAGGCCGGAACGACGGAGTAAGCGGAGCGAATCGGCGGACGTCCACGCCTCGCCTGGCAGCAGTGCGGGGCGTTCGCCTTTTGTGAACCTACCGTGCCCACCACTCGCCACCGGCGTTCGTCACGGCGCCCTCGCGCTGCTCGATGAGTCGAGCCTCCATCTCACGCATGGCGACGTCGAGCGTGGGCGGCGCGGGCTCGGGCTGCTCGTGGTAGGCCGATGCGGCTCTCCAGGCGTAGAGGGTGGCGTCGCTGCTGTGGTCTGCGAAGCCCTCGCTCGGCTTGGTGCGGTCCTCCGACCAGGGCAGCTCGAGCCATTCAGCCTTCAAGTCGGCGCACGCCGGTAGCAGCCTGACGCGGCCCCTCTCGAGGTCGCCGTTCAGGAGCGAGATGTAGCCTCGCTTGTTTTGCTTCTCGGCAGGCTCCACGGGGATGCCGAACCGTCGGCGCATCTCTTCGGCGTAGGCCTTCCCGAGGCCCCCCACGTCGCCCACGATGCGCACGAACTTGTAGCGAGCCTCGAGACGCTTAGCCTCCTCGGCCATCTCGCTGGGGCCGCCCTTGAATCGGTACGCCTCGACCACGTAGACGCATGGATCGTTGTCTCGCCAGCCGAGGACGCACACGCCATTCTCGTCGACCACGCCGAAGTCAAGCCCGAGCAGGTAGGTGTTTAGCGCTGGCGCTTCGTTCGTGTCGTTGCGCTGCGGGTCGTAGCTGTAGACGAGGCCGCCGGAGTCGCGGATCCATACGCCGTCCTCGAGCTGTCGCCGCGTCGTCGCATCGAGCTGCGCGAGGCTGCGGCGGTACTCATCTCCGTCAACGTGCGGATTGTCGCGAAGATTCGCAGCCACGAATCGACGGTCAGGGTCGTTCGCTTCGACGAACCTTCGGCGTACCCAATCGTGTCCAATCCCTCCAGGGTTGCTAGCCGCCCGTGCTCGCACGGGAACGGTAATCCCGACAGGGCGCCGCAGGCGGGACAGTAGGAAACGATACCAGTTCTCCGGGAACTGCGTGAGCTCATCAAACCCTATGTATTGGAACTCGGCGCTTGCGTAGCGAAACTTGTCTTTCTCCGTGTCGAGGTATCCGAACGTAAGCACCGCGCCGCTCGGGAACGTCCATCGCTTGTCCGTGCCGTTCCACGTCGCGCCGCTGCCTTGCAGCCACGTGTGCGACCTGTCCATAATGGCGCCGGGTAGCGCGAGGTCAGCGTACGTCCGTCGCAGCAAAAGCGCTGAGTAGCCCGGCACGTGCACGTGCTGCAGTGCCGCCATGAGTAGGGCGCTCGACTTGCCGCCTCCCGCTGCGCCGCCATAGAGCGCCTCGAGGCACGCGAGGTCGAGAAACTCCTGCTGCCTTGGCGTCGCTTGCTGAGCCAGGTAGGGCGCCACGGTCGTGCGCGCCGTGTGAGCTCGCACGACCGCCATGGCCTCAAGTTGGCGCCTGATGGACATGCCCTAGGTAGACTCGAGCCTCTCTTCAATCTCGGTCATCAGGTCGTCAAGTGTCCAGAGCTCCCGCTTTACTAGTTGGATCCTGACGCCAGTACCTGAGCAAAAAACACCCCATCGAATCGGCGCATGGGCCGGTCGTCGTCGTCGCTGCGGATGGAGTTGAACCATCACGGCCAGGCTTATGGGGCCCGCCTTCCTCCGAGGAACGCAGCGGGGGCAGGTGTTACTTCTTCGATGTCCGCGCCGGCTTCACGGGAGCCTCGGAAGGCACGGCATAGAGCACGTTCGCCCATGGGAATTGGACGCAACACTTGTCGCCCCAGATGGTCACAACGCCGGCCTCGTGCTCGATGATGTGGCCGTGCCCCTCGGTGAAGAACTGCCCCGATGTCACGCCGAGAGTGACGGGGGATGCCGATGTCAGCTTGGTGTACCTCATATCGAAATATCCTTTCTAGCATCAAAGCACCCCATCGAATCGGCGCATGGGCCGGTATTGCCATGAGGCAGGCAGGTCGAGACTCACCCCGGCAGGGGTTCGGTGCGTGTACTCCACGGCATGGTCGCGGAAGTCCTCTAGCATCCAGCTGGCGATACCCAGGCGTTGCCAGCGAGGCTTGACCGCAACGTAATGGAGTTGTCCGCCAAGGCCCCAGCACATCCAACCGTAAAGGCTCGACGGGACATCGGGCATGCATGCGACGAGGACCGTGCTCCGCGCCAGGATGGGATTCAGTAGCATCCTGTACAGCGTTTCGAACACCGAGTGCTCGACGCCTCTCGAGGCCGCTGTGTACGTCCGAAGCCACGAGGCGCGGACCATGTTCAGCTCGCTCGTGTCGGCCGGATTCCACTCGCGCAGGAGCGGAGCAACAGGGAGCTTCACTTGCCCGTTCCCGCCCTGGCCTTGTGAATCTCCGCGGCCGCGAGAACAATCTCCTCGGCCTCCGCAAGCGTGAGCGGCTTCGGCGGCGCCACATCGCGACGAGGCCCCCACTCTTTCGGTAGGCGTCGCTCGAGAAGCCACGCAAGCGCCTGCCAAGAGCGCTCGCCGGCCACCTGAATGGCCACCAGGTTATCCTCAACCCACTGCGCCAGCGCCGCGTCCAGCTTAGCGACAAGCGTGGCGTACGGCTCTTCTCCGCGCTTGCCGTGGGCTCGCCATTCGAAAAGCGTGGTCGGGCCAATCCCGGCCGACCGTGCGGCGCCGGCCCACGTGGAGCCTGCGCGAACCGCCTTCACGAGACGCTGGGTGACGAGGTCGTCCAGCTTTACCGGCTTCACTGCGCGGCCTCTGGAACTGCATCAGGGCTCAGGGACCTGAGCAATCCGCGCAGCTGCGAATACAGCCGAGCACATGACTCGCGCTTGTCGGCGTGGCGCACGCTAAGCGGGTCAATCTCGTAAACCCGCAGGGTGGGAGGGCTAACGTCTGCCAACTTCGCAGCACGTCGCAGGGAGATTCCGAGCTCCACGCGGATAGCGGCATCACGCATATGACCTACGTATCCCAGACACCAGAACGGCGCTAGTCCGTGTTGGGTTGTTCAAAACGAGTAAGCCAACGACGGTAGGCGGTCGCCGGCGATTCTAGATACGAAACTAGCGTGGCAGATCTCGATGCGCTTCGAGAGCTCGCCGCCTGGATGAGGGCGGAAGACGTCTCGTATGCCCGATGCGGGGATATCGAGCTGCAGCTCGCTCCACGCGCAGCCGCAATCGCGCATGTGTCGCTCGAAGATCCCAAGCTTGACGAGCTCGACGAGCGGGAAGAGCGCCGGCGAACGTATGCCACGCTTCTGCACTCCAGTGGCGCCGACATCTCGCCATTCTTGGGTGACAGTTGAGCGCGCCCGTCGACTCACGTTGGTGGAGCGACGACTACGAAGGCCGCCGACACGAGGCGGTCGTCCGCGTCGTCCGCTCGATTCGGCAGAATCAAGAGTACCGCAAGGTAGACGACCTGCTCCACGCCAGCCTCTACGGCAACCTGCCAATGATGGGCTTCGGCCTTGGCAGCGTCATTCGGCAGCGCTCCGCGAACACGTCGCGCCTGAGTCTAAACGTCGTTCGCAACATGGTTGGCGCCGTGACCTCGAAAGTCGCCGCGAAGAACAAGCCCAAGCCGACATTCCTCACCGAGGGCGGCGATTACGAGCTTCGTCAGAAGGCGGAGAAGCTCGAAAAGTTCGTCGGCGGAGTGTTCTACGAATCGGGCATTTATCCCCTACTTACGAAGTGTTTTCGCGACGCGTGCGTGTACGGGACGGGGTTTCTCAAGATCCACGAAGACGGCAAGAAGGTCTGCGTTGAGCGGGTTATCCCGTGGGAGATCGTCGTTGACGATGCGGAGAGCATCTACGCGGGTAGCGGCCTCAACTCCGGACCTCGCAGCATCTATCAGCGCAAGTACGTAGACAAGCTCGTCGCGATTGCCACATGGGTGGAAGACCCCGAGAGCGAAGAGGGCCGCGAGCTCACACACAAGCTCGAGGCGGCGAAGGGCTCGGCGGAGGACGCGGAATACGCGTACCAGTCTCAGGCCGAGCAAATCCTTGTCACGGAGGCCTGGCACCTTGGCGAGACGGACGACGTCCCCGGGCGCCACTGCATCGTCATCGACGGCGCGACGCTACTCGACGAGCCGTGGGAAGGCCCGTTCCCGTTCAGCGTCATCCGCTGGTCGGAACCGGTCGCGGGGTATTTCGGCATCGGCCTCGCCGAAGAGCTCGTCGGCATTCAGAACGAGATCAACAAGCTTCTCCTGCAGATTCAGCGCGGGCACCACCTCATCACGGGCCATTGGCTCGTCGACCAGGGCTCCAAGGTCTCGACCGCGCACATCAACAACGACCTCGCGTCCATCGTCAAATACACGGGCATCGCGCCCCAGTACAACGCACCAAACGCCATCGCGCCGGACGTCTATCAGCATCTTTGGGCGGTGTATCAGAAGGCGTTTGAGATTGCGGGCATCTCCCAGGACAACGCGACGGGCTCCAAGCCTGCGGGCCTGAACAGCGGCGTTGCGCAGCGGACGTACCAGGACATCCAGACTGAGCGCTTTCTGGAAGTTGGCCAGAACTACGAAGAGTTCGTCATCGAAGCCGCACGCCAGGTCGTGCGCCGCGCCAAGGCGGTTGGCGGCAAGTACCGCGTTCGTGCTGTCGATAAGCAAAGGCTCGAATTCGTCGACTGGTCCGAGATTGACCTAGCCGAAGACCTCTACGTCATTCGCGTTTACCCGACGAGCATGCTGCCGACCACGCCGGCAGGCCGTCTGCAGTGGGCGCAGGACATGATCCAGGCCGGCGTTATCCCGCCAGAGGACGTGCTCGACATCGTCGACTTCCCCGACACCGAGGCCTACGCGCGCCGCAAGAACGCGCCGCGAAAGCTCATCGAGCGAAACATCGCTCACATTCTCAAGACGGGCGAATTCATCTCGCCGGAGCCGTTCGACAACCACGCGCTCGCGATGCGCCTGACGAACGAGGCCTACCACGAGGCTCGTCTTGACGGCGTGCCCGAAGACCGTCTCGAGCTGCTCCGCCGCTACATGGCCGACTCGGTCGACCTGGCACAGCCACCCCCCGCGCCGGCGCCCATGACGCCGCCCGGCGACATGCCTCCCCCGATGCCTGGCCCTGGCCCAATGGGTCCGCCGGGAATGCCTCCAATGCCACCCATGGGGCCACCGCTCCAATGAAAGCCACGCCACATGGACGCTGAGCCCATCGACACGGGTGCAACCGTTTCTGTCCCGGACGGAGAGGTCACTCACGACCATCTTGTTCGAATCCTCGAGGACTCGCGAAAAAGTGAGCCTGCGGAGGGGGCGGAGCCGGTTGCGTCTGATGCCGAGGCGGAGGACGAGTCGAAGCCAGACCCGCAAACGGAACGCATCGCAGCACGCGTGCTCGCCGCGACTAAGGTTGAGCGACGTGCGGCCAAGGTGCGCGAGGAGCAGCGCGCACGCGCCGCAGATCTCGATGCTCGCGAGGCTCGAATCAAGCTCATCGAAGAGGACCCGGTGCGGTTCTTCGAGGAGTCGAAGGTTAGCCCGAAAGCCTTCCTCGAGAAGCTCGCTGGCGAGCAGTCGCCGGAGTCGCTCACGGCCAAAGAAATCGCGAGCATCAAGCGAGAGCTCGAAGCGGAGCGTGCCGCGCGACTCGAAGATCGAAAGCTGCGAGAGGACCTTGAGCGCCAGACGAAGTGGCAGTCTGTTGAGGCGCAGTCGAAGCAGGCCGCGCAGCAATTCGTAGAGCACATTGCCGAGAAGGCGGACGCTTATCCGCACCTCACCGAAGAGTTTACGCCGGATGAGATTGTGGCCCACGGGTTCGCTGTCGCTGAAAAGCACGGCGAGGCGTACCGCAAACAGTACGGCGATTATCCCTCCGACGACGTCATCGCCGAATACCTGGAAGAGCAGGCTAAGGCGAGGGCCGAGGCGAGGGCCGCTTGGCGCCAGCGTGTAGGAAAAGGCGCATCTCCCAGCCAGGGTACCCCAGCAAAGCAGGGCCTACAGCAGAGGGCCGCGACAACCCCGCGCACGCTGACGAATGGCGGATCTACTCAACGAGGCGCGGCTCCAAAGCCGTGGTCGCAAGCTGACGCGGATGCGGAATCACTTCGCATCATGAATCAGTATTACGCAACTCGTTCAGAGACCTGATTCGGCAGCTCGGTCGCGGGTGGCTTCCACCCTCTGACTCGGAGTTTGCAAAATGGGCGTTCTCGACACAACCGCACTTAACGCGGTTCTCAAGACTCAATATACGCAGAAGAAGGTCAACCTCCTCTGCTACAAGAATAACCCCTTCTACGCGAAGGTAACCAAGCGCACGGACTTCGTCGGCGCAAACAAGGTCGTCGCGGTGCGTAATGCGTCGCCGCAGGGGCGCGGCGCGGGTTCGCTCGGCTTCACTGCCGGCCTCGCGAACATGTCGGCGTCTGTCTACAACAAGTTCACCGTCACGCGTGTCTCCGACTACGCGTTTGGACAGGTTACGACCGAGGCGATTCGAGCGTCCAAGAACGACGCAGGCAGCCTTGTCGAGGGCCTGAAGACGGAAGTCGACGGCGCCATCTACACCTGCATGCGCTCGCTCGCGCTGGGCATGTACGGCAACTCGGGCGGCGCACGCGGTCAGATCTCGTCTGGCTCCAGCGTCGGCACGGCAACCATCACCCTCGCGAACCTCACGGACGTCGTGAACTTCGAAGTCGGGATGATCCTCAACCTCTCGGCCGCGGACGGTACGTCGGGCTCCAAGCGCACCGGCACCGTGACGCTCACGGGCGTCGACCGCATCGCGGGCACCCTCACCGCATCGGGCAACTGGACGGCCGGCATCTCGGCGGCCGCGACGGGCGACTACATTTTCCAAAACGGCGACATCGAAGCCACCAAGACGCTTGTGAGCGGCCTGCTCGGCTGGCTCCCGACGACGGCGCCCACTAGCGGCGATTCGTTCTTTGGTCTTGACCGCAGCTCGGACGTCACTCGCCTCGCCGGCATTCGCTACTCGGCTGGCTCGGGCGGTCCCATTGAGGAAACCCTCATCGACGCGGCGGCTCTCGTCTCGCGCGAGGGCGGTATGCCCGACTCGGTGTTTATGAACCCGGTCGACTACGCAAACCTCGTCAAGGCGCAGGCGACAAAGGTCGTATTCGACCGCTCGAAGTCCTTCGACGAACCAGACATCGGCTTTAAGGCTCTGCAGTTGCAGGGCCCGACGGGGAGCATGGATGTCATTCCCGATCTGAACTGCCCCAAGGGGCGCGCGTTCATGCTGCAGATGGACACTTGGTGCTTCGAGTCGCTCGGCGCTGCCCCCGGCATCCTTGACGACGACGGCAACCGAATCCTTCGAAGCGCAACGGCGGATAGCTACATCATCCGCGTCGGCTACTTCGGAAACCTCACCTGCGTTGCGCCGGGCTTCAACGCAAACATCACGCTCTGAGGGAGGCAGAAGAACATGGCAAATAGAGCCCTCTATCCCTCGCAGAGCTTCGGCTCCGGGCGAGTTTACATGGAGTTTGAGCTTCTCGGCGCTGGCGCCGCGGCACTCACACTCAGCACGGACGCGGCGCACGCCGTGGCAAGCGTGTCTCGCAGCGGTACCGGCGTTTACGTCGTGACCCTCAAGGACGCGTTTACCAAGGTCGTGTTCAAGGACGCAGAGATGGATGACACGCTCAACGACGGCGCTTATGCCACCGTGAGCGACGTGACCGGCGAAGGCACGGCGTCGCCCATCACGTTCACCATTCGCACTCGTGCGGCGGCAGGCACGGCCACCGAAGCCGCGTCCGCTCGGCGCATCGGCGTCCGTCTTGCTCTTCGCAACGGTAGCCGAGGCGAGACGTGAAAGCGCACGGCCTCTCGGCGCTCATCGCGATCATGGGAAAGAAAAAGCCCGCGGGCGACTCCGAGCCTGATGGCGATGAGCCTATCGACGACGGCGACGAACCCGACGACAGCGGGTTTGACGCCGCTGCCGACGAGCTTTTCGACGCCATCAAAGAAGACGACCGCGAGGGCGCGAAAGCTGCTCTCAAGGCCGCCATCTGCGCGTGCAAGTGAGGTAATCGATGAGCCGCACGCGAACGCTAACGAACCTGCTTACAGACATCCGGCAACGGACCAACCAAGAAAACAGCACGTTCGTCACGGACGCGGAACTCACGGAGTATCTCAACCAAGAGCTAGCCGAGCTCTGGACGAAACTTGTCCAGGGCTCGGGCCAGCCGTTTTATCGCAGCTCGCAGGCCTACACGGTCACGGGGGCAACGACCCTGCAGGCGTTGCCCGCCACTTTCTTTGAGGTCCAAGAGGTCACGGCGACCATCGCCGGCATCACGGGTGCACTCGCGCCATTCATGGCCAGCGAACACGGCTGGCTTCAGTCGAGCGCCGTGTGGGGCTCCATGGTGGCCCTGCCTCCGCGGTATCGCATTCAGGCGAGCAACATCGAGTTTTTGCCCGTTCAGCAGTCGTTCACGGCGACGCTGTACTACTCACCAACGCAGCCGCGCCTTGTGGCCAGCAACGACACGTTCGACGGATTCGCCGGTTTCGAGATCGCAGCCATCTACGGCGCATGCGCCACGGTGCTCGCGAAAGAGGAGAGCGATCCAACGTTCTATCTTGGCCAGCGGGAGCGGATTTACTCGCACATCACGTCCCTAGCCTCGCAGCGTGACGCGAGCGCGCCCGAGCGCGTCCAGGACGTCACGGGGGGAGGTGAGCGGTGGCCCTGAGACCAACGAAGACCGCCGCGCGCCAACCGCTGGCGCAGACGTTCGAGGCGCAGCAGGCGCAGCGTCAGGCGCAGATGGTCTCGCGCCAGGTCAACGCGTGCCCGTTTGTTACCGGCGTGATGCGTTCCGTGACCTTCGTGGCGGCCACCGCGAAAGTCGTGAATCACGGGCTGGGCTCGCCCGCCGCGTTCTTCGTCGCGCGCCACAACTACGATTCAGCCAGCGCCTACCCTCGCATCGTCGAGAGCGCGCCCGCCATTCAGGCCGGCATCGACACGAAAAACCAGATGTTCATCGTCGCGGACGCGGCGTGCACGGTTGACCTGTGGTTCTACCCGCTCGCCTCCAAGACCATCGATACGGCCACGGGGCAGAGCAAGTGAGGGTCGCGTAATGGCCCTCCAGTTTCAGATCTCGCAGACGCCGTTTCGTTTCGGCCTCGCCGAGAACACGGACCCGCACGCGGTTCCTCTCGGCACACTTACGACGGCCGACAACGTTGTTTGGAAGAAGAGCGGCAGGCTCGAGAAACGCTTCGGCTACTCGGCGTTGACCGCCAGCATTCTCAGCGGCGGCAGTCTGTCCAAGTGCGTCCGCCTGGTGACTCGCGACAAGGAACTGTCGCTTTTCGACGGGAACAACCTCTACTCGTACTCTGCGCCGCAAACCAAGTGGAACGCGGTCGACCGGCTTCCCCCGCTAAGGGCGACATGGGAACCGCTGGTGGACTCCTCCACGACGGCGGGGGACTGCGACGTGGCCGTCTGGGGAGACGTCCTCGTTTACGCGTATGTTGCGGCGACGGGGGCAGCCGGAGCGATATGGGTCCAGGCTCGCGAGCGCTCCACGGGAGTCACGGTCGCTAAGCCGCTCCTCGTCGCCGCGAGCGGTGGAACCCCGCGTGTTCTCATCCGCGGAACGACGGCGCTCATCCTCTACACGACCAGCGCGACGCTCTACGTGCGTGAGTTGAACCTGCTGACGGGGGCGTTCGTCGCCGCGTCACATGTTCTCTACTCGGACCTGTACTCCAGCGGGCCCATGTATGACGCGATGATGGTCGGCACCGACCTTCTCATCGGCTACGCACGATATCGCGCGCACATCTTCCTCGTCGACTCTTGGAAAAACTACAGCGACATCCGAGTCATCCGCACAAGCTCCACCTACGTTGAGCAGGCGGCCAACACGCTGGAATCCGTCTACGTTGGCGAACCATGGGTTCCGGTCGTGCGGTGCCTCTGCATCCACGCGACGGCTGGCGAGAGCATGTACGTTGCGTATTCGCGCACGAACAACTCCGGGACTCCTGAAGTCCAATCGATGATCGGAGTCGTTGACGCGAGCACCATGGCGATTACGGGCTCGCCAACGCAAGTGCTTGGCCGAACCTCGGCGCGGGTTGGTGTAGTTCGGTACAACGCGACCTCGTGCGTCTACATCGGCAGCGACACGACCCCCGGCACGTCCGCCTATTACGAGCGCATCGAGTCGTTCCTCGTGTCCAATGCCAGCGCGAAGGTGGCGAACACGACGCGCGTGACCGTGCACTCTGCGATCGTGTCCAAGCCGTTCACGATTGGCGGCCGGTTCTACATCGTCACATCGACCAACTGCCGCTACACCGAAAGCGACACGCAAGTCATTCCGCAGCCGACTCATACACTGATTGAGATCGACACGGTCGCGAGCTCCACGTCGAACAACACCAGCCACTGGCACATCGGAACACTCAACCCGCGAACCGCAGCGCACAACACGGTAGAGACTGACACGTGGGGCAACCAGTATACGTCGTTTATCACGAGCGTTGCGGCCGCGGCTGACGGGTCGATGGTGGTCGCCGTGCCTCGAGCCACCGACCCCCAGATTCATTACGAGAAGGTCGCCCGCGCTTGCGACGTCGCGACGTTCTCGGTGGTCTCGACGTCGGACGATCAAGCTCGCGTCGTTCAGGTCGGCCAGTTGTCCGCGCTTGCGGGGGCAACGGGCGGGTTCTTCGACGGGGAGATCATGAACCCCTTCGGATTCCTGCACGAGCCGTTCGTTCAAACGAGCGTTGCCATCGCCGGCTCGGGCACGCTCACGAACGGCACCTACCTCTACTCGTTCGTTTACGAATGGCGAGACGCGGTTGGCATCCTGCACCGCTCCGCGGCGACCGTTCCGATTTCGTTTTTCATCGATACCAACAACCTTGGCGTCACACATACGGTCCTGTACGACGCGGCCAGCCCTAAGCAGAATGTAAGCTCCGGATTCTACACGTCTGGGGCCTCTCCCGCTCTCGTGGTCCCCTACCGGAGCATCAAGGCCGGTACCGTCCTCTACCGGATGCCCGCATCGGTGCTGTGGGCCAACGACCCGCTAAGCCACTCGCACAGCTGGGCTGACACCAACGCGGATACCGTGCTCGCTGGTCGCCCCGTGCTCTACACGACGGGCGGCATCCTTGACGACGACGTGCCCCCCGCGCTGTCGACGATCGTCATGCACCGCTCCCGCATCTGGGGAATCGACGGCGGCGGCAAAACCATCTGGTTCACCAAGTCGACGCAGGATGACTTTGGAGTCGCGCCGGCGTTCAACTCGACGCTGCGAGTCCTGTCAGATCGGAGCATGACGGCCCTCGCGTCGATGGATGACAAGCTCGTCGTATTCGGAGCGGATTGGATCTCCTACGTCCTCGGCGACGGCCCCGGCCCCAACGGCCAAGGAAGCGACCTGACGCCGCTCAACCCCGTGCAGACGGACTCGGGCTGCGCCAACCCGCGCAGCGTTGTGAGCATGCCCGATGGCATCATGTTCCAAACCTCGCGAGGCATCTGCCTTCTGACGCGCGGCCTCGAGGTTGTGTGGATTGGGCGCCCCATCAAGGACCGCCTCGCTGCCTACCCGTGCATCACAAGTGCCGTGCTGGTTGCGAAGTACAACCAAGTCCGATTCACATGCAACGACCTGGCGAGCTCCCCCACGGCCGGCATCGTGCTCGTGTTCGACTACGTCGAAAAGCAGTGGTCGACATTCTCGCTGCGAGACGCGGACGTCTACCCGTCGCCTGTCGCTGACGCGGTCGTGTGCAACGGCGTGTACACGTGGGCCACGCCCGGCGGCGCCGTCTACCAGGAGACCGAGAGCACCTACCTAGACAACGGGACTTGGGTTCCGCTGACGATCGAGACGGCGTGGATGTCGGCCGCGGGCCCGCTGGCATTCCAGTCGGTGCGCTCTTTGGTGTTCGAGGGTACGTCGGGATCGAACCATGATCTAACCGTGGAACTCGGCTTCGATGGATCCACCGATTATCAGCAATCCCACACGTTTGTGGCCGGCAGCGACGTGACGAGGACGGGATTCCTCTCCGGCGCCATCACCGTTGGCACTCGTCGCAAATGTCAGCACCTTCGAGTGCGCTGGACCGACGCCACGCCGTCTATCCCGACGATGTGGCCAGTTGGCACGGGACAGGGGCCATCCCTGGACACCATGGGCCTGGAGGTTGGCGTCAAGATTGGAACTGCTTCTGTCGCCGCAAAGAGGGGATGAGATATGAATAATTACGATAACCCACTAGCGAACGGCGACCCGAACGCCCCCGGACGTGACGACACGTCGAATCTCAAGAATCTTCAGCGTGACCGCGGTTCGCTAGGTGGGCAGGCTCGGAGATACGACGAGAACGGCAACCCGATCGCCGGCAGCGCCGACAACGCCACGTCGCGGGCCCAGAGCATGGGCGAAGCGGCCGCGGCCCGTGACGCGTACCGGGCCGACTATGGCGGCTACGACGCGCAGGCGGCGAACGCGCAGGCCTCGCGAGCTCAGGGCGAGGGAGCCATGGGATTGCAGGCCGCTGCGGCTCGAGGCGATGCGCCGAGCAGGGCGGAGATTCTCGGCCGCACGATTGCCGACCAGTCGCTGCAAGCCCAGATGTCTGGCGCAGCGTCGGCTCGTGGCGGCTCACTTGCACAAGCGGCGGCGATGCGGAACGCGGCCAGCGGCGCGGCGCAGTATTCGCAGAACGCCAACAACCAGATCGCGGGCATGCGTGCCGAGGAAATGGCGCACGCGCGGGACGCGTACGCCGCTCAGGCCAACGCGATGCGAGGGCAAGATCAGCAGGGCGGTCGTTTGGCGCTCGAGCGGTCCGGCCAGGAAACGCAAAACGAGCAGTTCCAGCGCGGCCTGAACCAGCAGGGCCAGCAGTTCGGCGAGCAAATGGGCTTCGACATCCAGAAGCAGCAGCAGCAAGGCGAGCTTGCGGTCATGGGCGCGCAGAACGCGGCGGACCAACATCAGAAGGACGTAAACCAGCACTCCAAGGATTCCTTCTGGGACACAACCCTGAAGCTTGGTGGAGCCGCTGTACAAGGCGCAGGCGGTCTCGCTGCGGGCATCAAGAGCGACGAAAAAGCGAAAGTGCCCGCGAATGCCGCGGAGGCGCCAGGCAAGGGGGCGTCGATGGATTGGGGAGGCATTGGCAATGCCGTTGCGGGCAAGATGGGCGCTAGCTGGGCTGGATACACCCCCGGCACCGTTCAGCGGCTTAGCGACGAGAACGCCAAGACCTCTGTCGGCAACGGGATGGTTGTCTCGGGCGGCGGCATGGACGTCATGGGCAGCCTCAAGGCGACGAGCGACATCGCTACGCAGTATGCGCGCGATGGTCGAGCGCAGGCCGTGGCCTCGCCGATGGGCAACATGGAGGTCAGCGACGAGAACGGCAAATGCGGCCTCGCCTCTGCAGCTGCGCAGCGCTCGGGCGAGAACCCCGCAGCGAAGGAGAACCCCGCGAGCCTCGTCGAGATGGAGGACGCGAACCGCCGCCAGCAGGGCTACGAGTACAGCTACAAGCCTGGCCTCGCTCCGCCTGAGCAAGAGCCTGGAGAGGTGAACGTGGGGCCGATGGCCCAAAGCCTCGCGAAGAATCCGTTGACGGCCACCGCGGTCAAGCGCGACCCGGGCACGGGCCTGCTCGTGCTCGACTCGAGCAAGCTGCAGAAGGTGCAGAGCGCAAGCATTGCAAGTTTGCAAGCTCAGATTGACAAGCTGAAAGGCGGTAAGCGGTAATGGGGATCGTCGGACGCCTGACAGATCAGTACGGGCTTACGCCAGAGACAGCGGAAAGGCTGTCATCGTTGGCGGCCGAGCCTGACGGGTACTCGCCCGAGGCCATGCAGCGCGCTCTCGAGAAGTACACGACGAAGCCGGAGGACCTCGCAACGGCCGCCCGAGTGAACGTCGGTAGCGCGCCTTCGGTTGCGTCGACGAATCCCAACCAGCAGCCCGGGTATTCGCCCGACGCTGAAAGCGTCGCAGACGCGGTCGAGACTCGCCGCAAACTTCTCGCGGGCGCGCCCCCGCAAGGCGCGAAGAAGGACGACTTCCCAACGGTCAAGGACATGTCCGAGCAGGAGCATGGCGCGCCCATGCCCATGCAACCTATCCAGGTTATCCCGGCGCATTGGCAACCCGGTACGCGGGCGGAGAACCGCACGCTCGGCATGGCTCCCTCGGAGCTCGAAGACTCGCGCGTAAGCCACGACAGCGCAACGGGGCATCGCCTCATCGGCGCGGACCGCGGGCTCGAAGCGGCGCAGCAGCGCGGGATGGCTGACGCTGTTTACGCGGCGGCGCACACTGCAGCGACGAAGCAAGCCAACGACAAGATCGCAGCCAACGAAGCCGAAAAGCAGGCATTTGTCGCGTCGCAGGTGAGCAAGATGAACGCGCACGCCGCGGAGATGCAGACAAAGGTCGACCCCGAACAGTACTGGAAGGAGAAGGGCACATTCGGGAAGGTCATGGCCAGCATTGGAATGGCGATGGGGGCGTTCGGTTCCGCGATATCCGGCGGTCGCAACCTCGCCTTCGACATCGTGCAGGGCGACATCAACCAGAACATCAAGGCGCAAGTTGACAATATCGCCAATGCAAAGCACTCCTTCGAAGCCCAGCAGAGCCTATATGCGCAAAACCTTGCAAGGTTCGGCGACAAAGAAAAGGCGATTCTCACAACCAAGATCAACTATCTCGATCAGGTCAAGGCGATGGCCGATCAGCAGTATGCCCTCGCTGGCAGCACGGCAAACGAGGCGGCGCACTCTGATTTGACGGCGAAGATCTTGGACGAGCGCGGGCGACATGAAGAGGACTTCGCGAAGCTGACGCATACGCAAGTGCAGCAGCACGAGGACGGGCACTATCAGGGCGCGCAGGTTGTTGGTGGAGGCGGCGGCGGAGCAAGTGGCAAAGGTGGCAAAGAGGACCACCTCGTACCGACCATGGGGGGCTACGCGCGCAGCAAGGAAGACGCGACCGCGCTCAACAACAAGGGCGCGCTTCGTATGGCGATGGGCGAAAACATGCGCCAGATCCATGCGCTCATGGAAACGGCAAAGGGTCTCAGCTCGGTCACGGATCCATGGAAGCTCAACGATATCCAGGCGGAGATCGACAGGCTTGTGAACGACTCGCTCACTAAAAACACGGTGCTCGAAGGCCAGGGCGCCATGTCGAAGGACGACAAGGAGGTCGCGATGCGCGCGAAGGGCCTCGTGGGCCTCTCGGTTCGCGGAAAGTTCGATGGGCAAATCACGCGCGACCAGGTTCGCATCAAGCACGCTGCGGACTCCCTTTTGACCGCACACCGAATGGACGCCGAGGCGCACGGGATTCAGCTTGGAACCGAGCGGTATACCCAGGGCCCGAACGGGCCGACCCCGACGCGCGTACTCCGTGGCCGCAACAAGACGGTCACCAAGCAAACTCAGGGCGTCGAGGACCTTGTAGCCCCGCCCGACGGCAAGGCGCGCTGATGGCTGACAAGCCGAAGCCGACACACGTCCCTGTCGTCACCAAGTCGGGACGAGCGGGCTACCTGCCGGCGGCGATCTCCGACGAAGTGGAGGGCATGGGCCTCCGTCGCGCGTCGGATGAGGACCTCCGCGGAGCGCAGGTCGAGGCCAACCGCGAAGCGACGGCGCAAGCGCTTCGCGACAAGTTCAGCGGCAGCGTCGGCGCGCAGGTCGAGGGCGCCGTTATGCCGGCACTTGCCGGTGCGGCTCGCGGACTTTCGCTTGGCGGCAGCGACGAATTCATTACGAACATCGGCGGCGAGGGCGCACGCAAACGACTCGAGGACTATAAGGACTTCGCGCCGGTGTCCTCAGCCGTTGGTGAACTTGGCGCCATCGCAGGCGCGTCGCTTCTGGGCGACGAAAGCACGCTTGGTGCGCTCCCCAATGCGATCGCTCGACTCGGCGCGGGGGCGGAGAGCATGGCGCTCCGCGCTGGCCGTGGCGCGCTTGCTCGTGGCGCCGGAGTTCTCGCCAAGGGTGCGGCTGAGGGCGCGGTCTACGGGGCGGGGAGCGCCGTTAGTGAGGCCGCCCTAAAGGACCAGCGGCTGACAGGCGAGGCGCTCGTTGGTGGGGCTTTCCACGGCGCGCTCGGCGGAGCGGTGGCAAGCGGCGTGCTCCACGGCGCGGGAGCGGCACTGGGTGGCGTCAAGAGCGCCTTCGGGGGGCTCCGAGCGCCGAAAGCGTCGGCGGTTGAGGCCATTGCGGCGCGCGAGTTTGGTGAGGCCGCGCCGGGCGTTGGCAAGGCCGTTGCGACCGGTGAGGCGGGCCCATACCGGACCACGGGCGGCGTAGCTGGCACGGCCGCGGATACCTACATCGGGGCGCGGAACGTCGTCGCGCCCGCCAAGACTCCCGAGCTTGAAGCGATCTGGAAGAACCGCCAAATCGCTTTCAACGACTCCGCGGAACGCGTTGAGAGGCACGCGCGGGAGTTGACCGAGGCGATCTCCGTCCAGCAAAAGGCGGCGAAGGTCACGGACGCAGCGACCTTTGGTGAGTCAAAGACCAACCACATGGTCAAGCTCGTCGACCGGGAGCAGTTCGTACCTCAGGCCGAACGCGCCATGGATTGGATGCACCGCGCCCAGGCGGAGATCGGACTGCTCGCAGAGAATCCGGCCGTGACCGGATTCGCGCCGCGACAAGCGAAGGCCCTCGAGGGCCACATGCTTCGAATGACGCAGGCCATGGAGAAGGGCGACTCGGTCGCGCTCTTCACGGCGCTAGACAACGCCAAGCGCTTCGTCGGTCGCGAGGCGCAATTCGGGCGCGGGGCGACGGGCCTATCCGAGACGGCGCGCGCATTCGACGGCCTGTACCAGGGTGAAGGCGGCCTCATGCACGTCCTCGAGGACGCGTCATGGGGCAAGGCCGGAGAGGCGCAGAAGGTCGTCAACGCGGCGACCACGCAAAGCATCGGTCTCGGCAAGCGGTTCCGAACTGGGTTCACGACCGAATACGGGGCAGAGGCCGGGCGTCCGGACTTCGTTGGCAACAGCGAAAAGGTCTCCAGTTTTCTGGGCCGGCTCACCAAGGCCGCTAACGACAACGACGCCACCGCCGTGCGAGACATGATCGCGACGCGGCGCAAGTTCCTCGATGCAACGTCCGGCAGTTACGATCACGGCGCGGAAGCCACGGCCGCGATTGCCGCCGAACGCAAAGCGCTCGACTCGATGGAAGCCACGTTCGGAACGGCGACCAAAGAGACGGCGCTCATCAACCAGGTCAAGCGGCTTCAGTCTGAAGAGCAGGCGGGCAGGATTGGCGGCTTCCTCGGTCTCGCGGTCGACTCTGCCACAAAGCCGGTCACGATGCTCCAACGCATCGCCGCTCTTGAAGACCACACCGAGGGCGTACTCAAGGGCATCTCGAGGGGATCGAGCGATCTCGTGGGAGGCGCGCCCAGCAAAGCGGCCGGACTGCCGCCTCCAAAGAGTGGAGCGCGTGGGTTTTTCTCCACCCTAATCAACTCCACCAAACCCATTGGCGGGCCCGCAACCACGGTCGTCGCCGCAGGCGGGTCGAAGGTGGCACGAGCTCGCTTCGAAGATGAGGCCGCTCGGATTACGAGCCTGAAGGCGAACCCCGCAGCGCTCTCAAGTCGCGTCGGCGAAGCGTTCGCGCCAATGGGGGCCGCGACACCGAAGACCACGGCCGCCGCTACGAGCACGGCCATTGCGGGCGTCGCATTCCTTGCGTCGAAGCTTCCGCCGTCGCGCCAAGATCCATTCACGCTGCAACCCCAATTGCAGCAAACAAGCCGCGCGAGCGATTCGGAGATCTCGAAGTTCTCGAGGTACAAAGAGGCGCTCGATAACCCGATGATGGTCCTCAAGGAGGCCAAGTCTGGCACGTTGACGCGCGAGCATGTCGAGGCCGTCAAGGCCGTCTACCCGGCGCTGTACAGCGAGATGCGCAACCAGGTCATGGCGGCCGTCGTCGATTCGAAGTCAGAGCTACCGTATGGCCGTCGAATTCAGTTGGGAATTCTGCTAGATATTCCAACGGACAAGACGCTGTCTCCAGACTTCCTGACAGCCATTCAGGCCACCTATTCCCCCGCAGAAAAAGCGGGCAACGACGTACCGGCGCCAACCAGAGCGCCACACCTCAACGTCGCAAGCTCGTTTTTCACGTCTACGCAAAATGCAACGCAGGAAGGATTGGAGCGGTAGTCATGAGTGCAGGTGTTTGGACAATGGGAAAGAACGACCCTCCCTCATCGGGGGTCAACGCAAGTCCGAGCGACGGATTCAAGCGGTCGACGTCGGGTACGGCGGCGGGCACGGCGGGTATCGTCGTCAGCGCGAAGCCAGGTCGACCGTACCGAGTCCTCGTGCAGAACGGCGCCGCGACCGCGTACTACGTGCAGCTATTCGACAAGGCGACGGCGCCCGTCAACGCCGACGTTCCTATCTGGTCGAAGCGCATGGCCGCGAGCAGCGAATGCGAGATCGACCTGACAAACATCAACGGTCTCCAATGTGCGCTGGGCATCGGGCTTGCGATCAGTTCCACGGCGGGCGCGCTCACGCTCGCCATCGCCACTGACATCGCGTTTCGATCCGTTGTTTACACGGCGGCGCCATAAATGAGCGGCGTGGTCTACCTCGGCCCTGTGGCGCCAGAAGCCTATGTGGTCGACGTTGTGCCGGGCACGAGCGGGGTAGACCTCTCCACCGTTACCGATGCGGCCTTGCTTGTTTTGAGGCCGGACGGGGCGGAGGTCGTGTGGTCTGTCACGCGATCGAATCAGACTGCGTCCACCCTCACCCTCACACATGTATTCGAGGCGACAGACGTTGATGTGGTTGGAGAGTACGGCGTTTATGCAGCCATGACGATTCCGGCGGGAACGGTCCGCTCAGAGCCGAGGTCCTTTCCTGGACTTGGTCGATTCGACACTACCTAGACAGCACACTGGAGATCTACCATGACTATTCAGTTTTCCGTAGCAGTTCGAAACACACGCCTCGATGGCATTGAAACAAGTATTGGCGGCACTGCAGTTCTTCGGATCCGCAGTGGGACCGTCCCCGCCACGTGCGCAACCGCGGACGCGGGCACGGTGCTAGCGACGCTGTCATTGCCTGCTGACTGGATGGCCGCGGCGTCCGCTGGCGCGAAAGGCATGGCGGGGACGTGGGCGGACAGCAGCGCCGACGCTTCAGGTACGGCCGCGCATTTCCGAATCTACGAGTCGACGGGCACAACCTGCGGAATCCAGGGCACCATAACGGCGGCGGGCGGCGGCGGGGATATGATACTGGACAACGTCGTGCTCGCGTCCGGGCAGTCGTTCTCGATCACAACGTTCACCCTCACCGATGGGAATGCGTGACCCATGAGCCGCCAGGGATTCCAGGAAACTCTGATCTCATCCCAAGTCGACGGCACCGCGCTCACGGCGGCGGCCGCGGCGTCGTGCCTCCCGGGCGCCGCCAAGTTCGTGTTGCCGGCGAACTATTTTGAGATCGGCCGCCAGCTGCGCATCACGGCCTCAGGTCGAATCAGTTGCGCCGTCACCACGCCGGGCACGGGCCGATTCGACGTGCGATTCGGGTCGGTCGTCGTGTTCGATTCGCTCGCGTTCAATTTGAACGTTGTTGCGAAAACCAGCGTCGGCTGGTGGCTCGAGATTCTCCTTACGTGTCGGGCGATCGGCGCGAGCACATCGGCCAACCTCATGGGGCAAGGCAAGTTCACGTCCGAGGCCAACGTGGGGGCTCCTGTTCCGGGCACGGGTGGATCCACAACGCAGATCCTACCTATCTCGACTGCGCCAGCGGTCGGCACTGGGTTCGACTCCACCGCATCGCAGGCCATCGACCTCTATTGGACTCAAACCGTTGCCACGGGTTCGCTCACGCTACATCAGTATCTCGTCGAGTCGCTGAACTAAGGCGCGCCCATGGCAACGCCTCTCAGCGTCCTGGGGACTCGGCTCAAAGTCGAGTTTACCGGGGAGGGCGGGAACTATTCTGGCGGCACGTGTACCGACGATATCGCCGGCGAGCTAGTAGGCCAGGACACATCCGCTAACCGCCCCACCGCGTCGACCACGCCGGCCGGCAACTTCGTATTCGAATACGACGGCGTCAACGACCAGTTAGTTGCG